TTACACATGGAAACTTGAATATATTGCAGGAGATACATTTCGGGATGAATTCTTAGAAATCATGCTTAAAAGAAATACGATTGAAAAGAAAAATAAGGCAAGGAGCGCTTATCGATGATTACTGAAAGATCAGTATCAGTGACAGAAGAAAAACGAATTGCTACAGGATTAATAACATCTACAAAATTCATAGATGAAATAAAATCAGTTCTTCAGCTTGACTATTTTACCAATTCATATCTTAGGACAGTATCTGAATGGTGCATTGCATTTTATGAAGAACACGAAAAAGCTCCATTTAAACATATAGGTGATATTTATGAATCAGAATCACATAATCTGAAAGAATCAGATTCAGAACTTATAGGCGATTTGCTCAAGATGTTATCTGAGCAATACGATGAAGGTTCAATAAATGTTGACTTTCTTAGGGATTCAGCTCTTGATTATTTTAGAAAAAGAGAATTGGAGATTGTTGTAAACAATGTTTCTGTTCTGAAAGAAAAAGGTGATTATGATGAGGCTGAAAAAGAAATAGAGCGTTTCACAAAAGTTTCATTAGATATTGATTCTGGAGTAATTCTAAATCTTGGTGATATAGATACCTTAACAGAAATTTACAAACAAAGAGATGAAGACGATAAAAACTTTTTTAATCTCCCTGGAGATCTTGGTAGATATCTAGGAAGTTATAAAAGAGGAGATGTCATTGGTTATTACGCTCCTGCAAAAAGAGGAAAATCCTGGTCACTTGTAGATTGTTATAAGCATGGAATTCTTAGTAGAAAGAAAACATTGTTTTGGTCAATTGAAATGACTAAAACAGAAATTGTTCCTCGAATCATGAAATCGTTTATTCCTATGGTTGATGAAGAAGGGACATATCCTTTTCCTGTATTTGATTGTAAAAAGAATCAAACAGGAGATTGTACTGATAGGGAATCTGGAGTTATTATTCTTGACGGTGATGAATTCATCGAAGATCCTTCTCACAAAGTCTGTACTAAATGCATGAGAGGCGGGCGTCATGATTATGAGATGACAGTATATCAAGATTTGATATTCAGAAAACAGGATGATATCTTCACAATTCGTAAAGAAGTTGAAGGAGCAAGAAGAGGGAATGGTATTGGTGAAATTTTAAATAAATATGGGAGATTATCAGTTCATAAAAAATACACTCTAACATACGATAAGATGATGCGCGATTTAGAGATATTAAATCAAAAAGATGGATTTATACCCGACATTTTTATTATTGATTACATTGATATCTTGGACATTAGTTCAAAAACGTCATTTGAAGATTATCGAAAGGTTGATGAAGCATGGAAATTACTTGCTAGAATGGCAGGCGAATTTAACGCTCTTGTCATAACTGCTACTCAAGCAAACAAAGAGGGACATAAAGCAGAATTACTTGATTCAACTCATCAAGGTGGTTATTATGGAAAGAATCAACATGTTAATCTTATGGTAGGAATAAATCAAACTGCTGAAGAAAAAGAATTAGGAATAATTAAGTACGGAATAACTGAAGCTCGATCACAGCATTACATTCCAGGAAAAATGTGTACAGTTTTACAAGACTTGAAAGCTGGTCAAGCTTACTTAGATAGTTATTATAAAAATTAAGCTTATAAAGATCGTTTTTTGATATTTTTATGTTGTACATATCAGCGTAAGCGTTATACTGCAAATATCAAATTAACAGCACATACAGCGTATAATTCAATATAGAAATAGCATGAATAACAATGCACTTCAAATCTGTTATAGATGTTCTTGAAAGTATCAAAGTCTGTAAGTAAATCTATTCGTTAGGAGAATTAAAAATGACTTCGCATGAGGAGCAGATTTCAGAGATTGAGCAGAGAATACAGGCTGCGGAATACTCTCTAAAATATATTGATATGAAAATGTCCAAGTATCAAAAGAAAATTAATAAATTAGAAGACGCTAAAAATTGGGCGGGTAAAACTATTCTATTCTTATCCATCAAACTTTTTAAACTCAAAACAGGATTTTAAAATGTCGATCAAACATACCTATATTATAAAAGAAGGGACAGAGACAAGAGTTATAACGAAAGCAAAAGCTATTCGAATGCACTGTATGGATTGCAGTGGATGGCAATCAGGAGAAGTTGTAAAATGCACCGCTTACACTTGCGCTCTTTATCCTTTCAGATTTGGAAATGAAAAAGGACTGGAAAGAAAATATATTCCTAGTAAAGATGAAACTCCAGAAGAAGAAGAAATCGATGATGAAGAGGAAATGGATGACGAAGAGTGGGCAGCTTTAATGGAAGAAGAGGAAGATGAATAACAAATTAATCTATAACCATTTATAATCACAAGGGTTTATATTATTTTCAATAATATTCACTTTTTTAAGTTATTTTTATTGACTTTTTATGTATAACTTAATAAGTTCTTAATAACAATTTGAGCGTATTGCTCAAACAGCTAACTAACTAAGCTCGGGAGGGCAGAACAATGGCAAAGAAAATGGACGCACAAGAATTTAAAGAAGCTGTTAAAGCTCTAAATGCTGTTTTGAAAAAAGCAGGTGAGCCCACAATAAAAATGGTAGGTGCGAAAAAAGATGATATCGTCAGGGACTTCACCAATAAAGTTCTTGATTACATCGAAAATGATAATGTTGAGAATCTTCCAGATTCAGCAATCAATGTTTATAATAAATACATCGTTGATACAAATGAAGATGAGGACGAAACTGAAGTACAGGGAAAAGTAAAAGCTGAGTCAAAAGCCACACCCAAGAAAAAAGCAAAAGCAGATACAAAAGCAAAAGCAGATACAAAAGCAAAAGCAGCTCCAAAAACATCTACAAAAGAAAAAGATGAATTCGGATTTATAGTGGGTTCGAATAATAGCAAACTTGCAGAACTTCTTTCAACAAAAGCAATGAAAATGGGTGAAATTAAGAAAGAAATGGGCAATACCTATTATGAGTTATTTAAAAGAAAAACTGATGTTTTTGCAAAAACTGATGATGGTGTCTTTTATGTTATAGGGTCAGATGCAAAACCAAGTACCACATCTGCAAAAGCAAAAGCAGCTCCAAAAACATCCGCAGCAAAAACATCCGCAAAAAAATCTAAGTAATTGATTTTTAATATAAATCATATAAAGAAGTGAGTAAATAATTTACCCACTTCTTTTTAGGTAATGCTTATGAAAATAAAGAATACTTCCAATAAACTGAAGGGACTTATATCGCAGGATGCGCTAGAAGCGGGTTTTGACACGACCATTTCACCAAAAAATTTACGAGTCTCAAGAGAATTTAGAGATGAGTTTGTACAAAAGTATGGAAAAGATGTCTGTTCTATTTTACGTTATGATATGAAAATAAAGCATACTGATTTATCCAGAATGCAAAGAGGAGGAGGATACGCAGAAAGTCAACATAAGAATAAAGAAAAATTCAGTGATGGGTCTTTATCTTCTTTTTCAAAAACAGGGTTTGTTGCAAGGGATAGAAAAAATTATCTTTCAACATTTCCAATGAATGTAGGCAGAATAATTATTGGATTGTACGCTCCTGATAATTGTTCTGTTTATGATCCATTTGCAGGACACAATTCAAGAATGGAATTATGTTTCTCTTTAGGACATAATTACACAGGAGTTGACATATGCAAAGAATTTATGGAAGGAAATAGAAAAATAAGAAATTTTTTACTTGAGAGGAAGCAAAGAACTCTTTTAAAAACAGAACAATCAATAGAGCTGATTGAAGGTTCTTCAACAGATCTACCTCAACTAAAATCTAATTCTTATGATTTTACAATCACAAGTCCACCATATTGGGATATAGAGAATTATGGTCCCGAACCTGAACAACTCGGAATAGGTAAAACATACGAAGAATTTCTTTCCGGTCTTCAATTATGTGCAAATGAGAATTATAGGGTATTAAAACCGGGATCTTTTTGTTGTTGGTTTATTAATGACTTCAGAAAAAATGGGAAATTTTACCCCTATCATATAGATACTTACAATGTTCTTATCAAATCAGGATTTGATCCATTTAACATTTATATTGTTGATCTAAAAAATACTCCTAATAAAGCATTTGTTAGATGGATTGTAAAAACACGTATATTGCCTAAACAACATGAATACGTAATAATTGTCAAAAAATAATAGAGGATTGTATGAATCTACCAGAAATAATGTCAATGTTTAGTTCAGTATATTCAGGAACGCCTATTAATCATTCTGTATTTATAGGGAACAATGGAGTGTGGGCTTCATATCAATCACTTGTTTCTTATTTTCCTTACAGGACAAAAACAAAATGTTCTGTAGATACAAAATCCTTAAAGGGTACATTAAATGTTCTCAGTGATTCGGATTGCGTGTTTAAAGAAAAAGAATTAGAAATAAATTATGGTAAAATTAAAATAAAATTACCGTATACAGAAACAGATACATCATTATTTTCGGTATTTAAGCGATTAAAAACACTTTCAGAAAAAGAAGATTGGATTGATATTCCAAATGAATTTGAAAGTTCTATAAATATATGTTCAAAAACTGTATCTGAAAATGCAGTTCACGGAACACTCACCTGCTTCAATTTCAAAGATAATCAAATTACGACATCAAACAATATATCAGTGTCAGTAGTAAAATTTGATGGAAAATTTTGTGATTGTCTTTTAAATAAGCAATCATTGATCGGCGCATTAGCAATTAATCCTACACATTTTAAAAGTATAAAAAACTACGTATTATTTAAAAATTCTGAAGGAGTCATTGTGTCATTGCCAACAGTAAGTGGGGAATACCCTGATTTTTCTGATATTTTGAATGTTAAATGCGATAGATTTATAGAAATGGATATGGAGGTATTAGGAAAGATTGCTGATGTATCAGAAAAACTTTTTGAAGGAGGGGATATATACGATAATACATTGAAATTTGATGTAAAAAATAGAAAGTTATACGTTAAAAATATTGTGAGTTCCGGGTCAATAAGCTCTTCTATGGACATTGATTATGATGGAGAATTATCATTTTCAATTGACAGTAAAACATTAAAGGTACTGACTGACACAAATACAAATTTAGGAGTATCGAAAGATAAAATTGTAGTGAAAACAAGTAAAATCACAATAATAACAGCAATGGGGTGTTAAATAATGGGATTTTTCTCAGCAGGAGAATTGGCAAAAAATACTACGATCAGGGTCGATCCTTCACAAATGGAAGCAGATTGCGTTTCCTGTGGATTATATAAAAACTGTCAATCTCCTAAAATGACAGTTTCTGGAGAAGGCAAAAAGAAAATCTTAATAATCGGAGAATTTCCTACTTCGACAGAAGATGAATATGGAGTACAATTTGTAGGTGAATCAGGAGAAGTTCTCAAGGAAGAGCTTAGAGAATCAAATGTATCAATCTCAAGAGATTGTTGGAAAATAAATGCTGTTAATTGCAGACCTGAAACAGGAGTACCTACAAAGAAGAATATAAAGTATTGCAATCCCATGGTAGAGAAAACAATACTTACATTGAAGCCTAAATTAATTATTCTTTTAGGTTCTATTGCAATTGAATCACTTCTTGGAGATGAATTTTCTGATCGTTCAGTAAATAGATGGAGAGCTTATAGAATTCCAGATTCAAAATATAAGTGTTGGATAGTTCCTACATTCAATCCTGTTCAAGTAATAAAAAATGAATTCGATTATAATCTGAAAAGTACTTTCAAGCGTGACATAAAAAGAGCTGTTGCTACTCTAAATTTGCAGTATACAGAACAAAAAGACTATGAACAGTATGTTACTATACTCAAAGACTTTCAAAGCGTAAAACGCATTTTAGAGCGCATTATACAGCAAAAACAAGCGATCATGTTTGATTACGAGACTACAGGACTTAAACCTTATCATCCTGGACATAAAATCGTATCAATAGGTATTGCAATATCTTCTACAAAAGCTTGGGCATTTCCATATGCTTATAAATCATTTTGGACTCTAAGTGAATTTGAAGACATACGCGAATTGTGGAAAACTATTCTTCTTGACAAAGGAATTAAGAAACTAGCCCATAATTATAAATTCGAAGATGCCTGGTCAAGGGTTAGAGCTGACGCAAGACCTATGGGATGGTTATGGGATCCTATGATGTCTGAACACATCATCGATAATCGATCTAAATCTACGGGATTAAAATTTCAAACTTATGTAAATTACGGTGTACGTCCTTATGATAAAATTATTTCTCCTTATTTAAAATCAAAAAATGGAGAATTTAATACGGTTGAGCAAGCACCATTTAAAGAGCTTTTAATCTATAATGGACTTGACTGTATATTTGGATGGATGCGTTATGAAGATCAAAAAGCAAAACTTGCAGGAATGAAAGGACTCTCAAGGGCTTATGGGTTCTTTATGAAAGGACTGCATGTAATGAGTACAATACAACATAATGGCATTAATGTTGATATGACTTATTACAAAAGAACAAAAATTGAACTTTCAAAAAGAATAGAAGAGTTAAAAGAATATCTCACTGCTGGACGAGAGGCGCGCAAATTCAAAGAGATATTTGGAAGAACTATTTCTCTCACATCAAATCAGGATCTTGGCAAACTATTCTATGAAGTTCTAGGCAAAAGTCCCATTTATACTGATGCATCTAATAAAAACTACAAGACAGATAAAGATACTCTTTTAACTCTCAATTTACCATTTGTTGATAAGTTACAAGAAATGAAACGTCTTGAAAAAGCTAAAGGGACATATTTAGGACAATTTGCAAGAGAAGCTGTAAACGGTAAAATGCATCCATTTTTTGATCTGCATATACCAGTCTCCTATAGGTCAAGTTCGAGTATGCCTAATTTTCAGAATCTGCCCAAACGTGACCCTGAAGTAGGAAATTTAATCAGAAAAGGAATTGTACCTTCTCCTAATTGTGTTATTTGTGAATGTGACTTTTCCGGTGCCGAGGTAATAACGAGTGTATGCGTAACCGGGGACACCGAAATTGAAACTATTGAAGGATCAAAAACTATACTTCAAATAATCAAAAAAATAAAAAAGGAAAAAGTATATGTTTATGGATACGATCTTAAAGAGAAGAGAATAAAAATAGCACCTGTTACAGATGGTGGAATTACAGGGAGAAAAAAAGAAGTTTGGAAAGTAACTCTTGATAATGGAAAAGTAATCAAAGCAACGCCGAATCATAAATTTATGATTCGTTACGGGAGTAAAGCTGAAGGGAAATATGTAGAGCTTCGTAATCTACAACCTGGAATGAGTCTAATGCCTTTCTATAAAAAGAAAAAAGGCAATTATATTTATGTTAATCTTAATAATAGAAAATCAATAGGTGAGCATACTCTTATAGGTATAGATGTGCTTAAAGAAGATGTTGGTGGAAGTCACTGTAGTAGAGTAGTACATCATAAAAAAGGGTTTAGTAACAAACTATCTAATTTAGAAGCTATGAATAGAGAAGACCATACAAGTCTTCATCATAAAGGAAAAGTTACTGGACCTCACTCTGATGAACACAAAGCAAAAATTAGTAAAGCTATAAAAGGCATTCCCTGCCCTCAACGAGCAGTAAAACAAACTGATGCTCAGAAGAAAGCAATGTCTTTGCGAATGACTGTCTGTGAATTTACTGAAAGTCATAGACAAAAATTATCTGACAATAAAAAAGAATATTGGAAGAGTAAAGAAAATGAAGTTTGTAAAATATTCGGTAAATCTTTTAAAAAGGGTACAAATACACATCTATTGAATTCTCATGATATGTCTATACAGGAATATAAAGATGAGTACAATCATAAAGTTGTGTCTGTTGAATTTTATGGGTATGAAGATGTATACAATATAAATGTTGAAGGTATACATAATTATGCTGTTTCAGCAGGAGTTATACTGAAGAATTGTTATCATAAGGACAAAAACTTTTATACTTACCTAGTTGATCCTTCAACTGATATGCATCGTGATATAGCTTCAGATCTTTGGATGTTGCCGAGTGGAATGCTTAATGATTCTTCCTATACAGATGAACAAAAGAAGCTTGCAAAGATGATCAGATTTTTTGCAAAGAATGACTGGACATTTGCACAATTCTACGGAGATTGGTTCGGATCATGTGGACCTAATTTATGGGATGATGTTGTAAATGCTGGACTTAAATTGCCAAACGGTATTACAGTAAAGCAACATCTTGATAATATGGGAATCTACGAACTTGGCACAATGACAAAACAAGGTCCAAGCCCGGGATCGTTTCTTGAACACTGTAAAGAAATTGAATACAAAATGTGGAATGAGAGATTTCCTGATTACACACAATGGAAGAAAGACATTGTTTCTTTTTACCAGAAATACGGATACATAGAAACGTTCTTTGGATTTAGATTTGTAGGATACATGGATAAAAAGCAATGTACCAACTTTCCCATTCAAGGCACAAGTTTTCATCTGCTCGTATACACGCTTATTGAAGTTCAAAAGTTTATACGAAAAAATAAACTGAAAACAAAATTAATAGGACAAATTCATGATTCTGTTTTAGCTGATATTCCTACAGACGAACTTGGATTCTATACAACAGGAATAAATAAAATAGTTACCTCGCTAGTTGATAAGTTTAAATGGTTTATTGTTCCTATGGAAATAGAAATAGAAGTATCTAAGTCTAAAGAGGAAGGGGGAAATTTTGCAGAGATGAAAGAATATTCTATTGAGGAAGTGCAAAATTTATATCGATAATCTAATCATGTGAATAAGAAGTTTTTTAATTTAAGGAGATACAATGGATCTTAAAACATATCAAGATTTATCTGCCAGAACAGAATCACCTAATTTTGATGTGGGGAATCTAAACATATCCACATTGCACGGTATTGTTGGAATATCCACAGAAGCTGGAGAACTTCTTGATGCTGCGAAAAAAGCAATGTTCTATGGAAGAGATGCGGATAAAGAAAACATAAGAGAAGAAATTGGTGATCTTATGTGGTATATCATGTGTATAATTAGATCTGAGGAATGGGATCTTGAGGATATAATGCAAGAAAATATCGATAAGCTCAAATGGCGATATCCTGAACAATTTACTACAAAGCACTCTGAAATTCGTTTAGACAAATCTTAAAAAGGTGAATAAAATGGCTTCATTAGCAAAACCCTTATCCGATCTACAAAAGCGTATGATAGAAAAACTGAAAGATGGAAAGATTACTTGGAAAGGTACATCATCCAGTGAAACTCATTCATTAAAATCATTAGTAAGAAGAGGACTTGTCTCAGTTCATGGACTTGATACTAATGGTGATTACTGCAAAGACACATATTGGATATTAAAATAATAGGATTTAATTATGAACTGTCACCACACAGTTGATGTTGATATTGACGGTGATATGTGTATTCAGATCGATGCATTAACACCGAAAGCTATTAAGCTTCATTCTTGTAATGAATGTAATCGAATTATTCAAAGGGGTGAACACTATAGACGAGAGATACTTAAATACGGATCAAAGATTTTTCATCACAAATATTGTGATAATTGTTTAAGTGTTAGGGAGGTATTTTTCTCTAATGGATGGTACTATGAACAAATGTGGGAACAGATGACAGATTTTATAGCTGAATCTGATGGGAGAATATCAGAGTATCAATTAACTCAATTAACAAAAACTGCCAGAGATAAAATTCTTGATGCAATAGAGAAATACTGGGCTGAACAAGATACTTTAATGGGTGATTAAATGTCTTTTGATACGGTATACATTGAATGTCCTTCGTGTGATTCTTTTATTCCGATAACTACTTATAAAGGTGAATGTATTGAAAGTGAATATTCACTTGAAGAAGCTCCTCTAATACTCGTGGCAGAAATACACGAAGAATCAAAAGCTGGCAGAATTCAATGCACAACTTGTGGTACATACATTGCAATAGTTGTTAAATTCCTGGCATTTGAAAAGGAGTTAAGTGATCAACAGAAATTCAATAGAAAATGGAGAACTGTTTGAAAATATTAAGTTCTTAATGACTTTATATTGACATTTCAATTATCACATAGTATAGTATCAGAACTAACTTTTATAGGGGAATAAAATGATGAGCAAAACAATATCAATAACTATACCGGATCAATTAGAGGAAGCTTTGCAAGAAGAAGCACATCTTCTTGGACTTTCACGATCCAGGTTTATATGCAATATTCTTTTAAACTGGCAGATTAAAAATAATTTACCAGTTAATGATTGCTCTAATCTGGATATTGAATGGTGCAAAGAATTTAATATGACATGCAAAGCTCCTCAAAGTGAGGCAGAAACCTGCACTGATTACAGAAAGGAAAAGAAGGTATAATATGAGTCTTCAGAATGATTATAGACCAAAATCTTTTAAGACATTTGTGGGCAATAAAAATGTCTTGGAATCACTCAGACTTGTTTTAAGACGTCCATCGCCCCCTGACGCTTTTCTTTTTTCAGGTCCTCCAGGAACAGGAAAAACAACTCTTGCGCGAATACTGAAAAGAGCCCTTAAATGTTCAGATGCTGATTGGAAAGAATTAAATGCTGCTGATGATCGAGGGATTGGAGGGATTAGAACTTTAATTGAAAGTATGCGATATTCTCCACTTGCAGGAGTAAGTAAAGTATTCCTTCTTGATGAGGCGCATTGTTTGACCACACCTGCACAGGAGGCCTTACTTAAATCACTTGAAGAGCCCCCTGCATATGTACATTGGATAATCTGCACAACAAATCCAGAAGTATTAAAACCTACATTTAAAAGAAGATGTCACACCTATGAACTTGAACCTCTGAAAGACAATGATCTTAATAATCTTTTAACTACTGTACTGAAAAAAGAAGGCAAAGTAGATATAACAAGTAATATTAGAGAAAAGATTTTAGAACTTTCAGACGGATCAGCGGGACAAGCTCTTAAACTTCTCGATATGATCATTGATATGGAAGATCCAGAAAGGGCTATCCATACATTACAATCTGCCGGAGCTACTGAATCTGAAATAATTGATATTTGCAGAACTCTTCTAAATGACAATATGAATTCTAAGAATAAATGGGTAAAAATTAAAACTCTGTTAAATAATTATAAAGGTGATGGAGAATCAGCAAGAAGACCTATTTTAGGATATTTCAATAAAGTTTTATTGAATAATGGTGGTGATGATGTGTTTTTTGCAATGCAGCCATTTAGAAAAAACTTCTTTGATGATGGAGTGGCTGGATTGACTTCAGCTTGTTATGAAGCCATATTTGGAGGTAATGAGTAATGTCTGAATTTTTAGAATTAGCACATGATGGAATAATAACTCAAACAGGAGAAGCAATACTCTTTAGATTTGAAGAAAACAGAGTGTGGATCTCAAAATCTTTAATTGCTGATTATGGTGATGTTTTCGTAGAAGTAGAAAGATGGTTTGTAGAAGAGGAAGAGCTTGAGGAATACGAGCTATGAGTAGGGATTATAAGAAAGATATAAAGATAGATCCAGAAGATTTAGAAGGCGAATGGATAGAACAAGGATCTTTATTTCTCTATTATGCTGAGGCTCATGCCGATGCCCTTCATGCAAGAGATATGTCAAAATCAAAATTAGATCTTACCTATGCAAAATTATATTCTGATATTAAAAAGAACTGGGAAAAACATTTCGATGCAAAGCCTACAGAACCTGCAATAAAAGAATTTATCTTAAACACGCCAACGTATCAAAGAGTAGAAAGAAAACTAATAGACGATTCAAGAGAAGCTAATATAATGCTCGCTGCAAAAACAGCCTTCGATCACAGAAAAAGGGCATTAGAAAATCTAGTCTCTATGAGAATTTCAGGCTTTCATTCTGAACCTAGAAGAAAAACAAGAACTATTAAAACTGGAGGGTATAAAGCACAAAAAGAATCATTGAATAATGAAGGCAATACCGTCAAGACAAGAGTAAGAAAAAGAAAAAGGAGAAGTTGATATGAGTTTTAGGGATCGTATGAAGAAAAAGAGGGGTGGTAGACGTTTGCAAGATCGTCATAATACCGGCACCAAAACAACAGGTGAGC